TATTCCGGCATCTATGCTGCTCAATAAATTCGGATTCAAAAAAGGAATGATGTATGGGCTCTGGGCCATGGCTTTAGGAGCCTTACTATTTGTCCCTGCAGCTTCTACACGTACATACGGCCTGTTCCTTACCGGTCTTTTTACTCTCGGTACCGGACTGGCCATTCTACAAACGGCAGCTAATCCCTATGTAACAATCATAGGCCCCATCGAAAGTGCTGCCCGACGTATCAGCATCATGGGGCTTTGTAACAAATTTGCCGGAATCATATCTCCACTTATCTTTGCAGCACTGGTCTTACGTACCACCGACAACGAGCTATTTGCCCAACTGAATCAAAATCTGATTGTCGGTCCCGAACGGGAAGCGATATTGGACGAACTCATCCGAAGAGTCATGCTCCCATACACCGGGCTGGCTATCCTGCTATTCCTTTTCGGAATAGGAATCTATCGTTCGCCTCTGCCCGAAATCAATACCCGGCAAGTAAATAACGAAGAAGACAGTACTGTAACCGAAAAAAACAGCATCTTGCAATATCCGCATCTTATTTTAGGAGCATTGGCCATATTCCTGCATGTCGGGACTCAAGTTATTGCCATAGATACAATTATCGGTTATGCCGAAAGTATGGGCATAGGGCTTGTCGAAGCCAAAGTATTCCCTTCCTATACTCTTACTTGCACCCTAATCGGGTACTTCTTGGGTGTACTATTCATTCCCAAAGTTATATCCCAGACCAGGGCCCTAATTCTATGCACGACATTAGGGCTTATATTTTCTTTAGGTGTAATATGATATTCTTTGGTTCCTTTAGATGTAATATGATATTCTTTGGTTCCTTTAGAATAATTAGTAGAATCTAATAATTCCTTATTATAGATAATAGCTTGTTCTAAAGCGCTTTCATAACTATCAGTTAAGAAATCAGTTTTAGAGCTATTAACACAATCACCATCACTATTATATTTAGGATAATTAGTCATGTAATAATTTTCATCTAGAGATCTACCTGTAATATATGGATAAACAACACCATAAGAGCAAGCAACTTTTCCTGACTTAGTTATTTTTCTCTCACTACTTACTACATAACATTTTGAAGGAACATAAGAAATTAATTCTCTTTTTTCATCTTCATCTTTCCGAATTCTGTTTCTAAAGCTTCAAGATAGTGTTCAGTGTTCATGAGCGTGTATTTTGCCTCCACAAGCTTCTCATCAATGCGTCCGGTATGTTTGCATACCCACTGTCTTTCAGCTTCTTTAAGGGCCAGATTGAGTGTATTTTGGCACCATACACGTACCGGTGTAATAGCTACTCTGACTGATCCTTTTCCATCATGACTGTTCGTAAACACTAAGAACGGATCAATCTTTTCATCAGTAATCATTCTGCCTTCCAGTCTTGCAAGCATCCACACTTTCTTACCGCTCTGAAGGGCACCTGCAGTTTCATATCGTACACCTTCTCCAAGAAGTGCATCCGTAAATGAAAATGCCTCTTCATTCTGCACAATTTTGTAACGCTCAGTAACAATACCTAACGTTTTATTATCAATATCTCTTACATTTGCTTTATAACCAGGAATCTTTAATCCTGTAGCTTCAGAAATAATATCTGTCGGAACTACATTCCAGTCCAGACCTGCTAATCTGATTGCATCTCTTGATGTAACTGCCCCGGCAATTCTCTTGCCAAGTCCGTCCCATGGAGTTTTTCTTGCGTCGAACATTGTCTCTACCTGTGTAAGGTTATTTGTTCTTCTTTCTCTTTCGATTGTATTGTTCATCATAATATACATCTCCTTTTGTTTAATTAAATTTTTATTCTGTTTTATTTATTTACTTTACTCACTGGCCACTCTTTTAGTAATATCAAAATCTCTTCCGTCCTTCTTACCGGCTTCATAATCTGATTTTGATACTTTTGCAGCTTGCTTAGATCGGAACGTAGTTGTCTTTAATCCAAGCTCAGACATTCTTTGCTTTACTTCTGGAGGAGTAGATAACACTAAGCCCCAATTTGCCTCTGACTGTGCAGCTGCTCTTTTTTGTTCTTCAAACGCTTCATCAAGTCCTTTAATGAAACCATAAGCATATCCATTACACATGGATGTAACCAGTTCGTTTGTATAATTAAATAGCTTACCTTTTTGTTTTCTCTTTTTAATTTCTGATTGAATACAATCAGTTGCATATTTGAATGCAATCATACAAATTTCAACGTCTTCATTTAACCCACAAAAATATAATTTATACGTTTGTTTACCTTTTTCTCTACGAGAAAAACTTTCACAGCAGTAATTCTTACTAATAACTTTAGACAATCTTAAAATCCAAGGATCTCTTCTAGTCGAATAAGTAATTCCAGCTGAATGTTCATGCGCCTTTCTTTTTTCTTTGTCTTCGACCTCTGCCATAGAAATTTTGTGTTCCGCCATAAGCCGTTGCGCTTTTGCAAGAGCCGACTGAGCCTCATGTTCATTTGGACTCTTACTTAACGCTAAAAGTTTCTTAATTTTCTCTTTGTAATCTGCCATTTTACACTTCTCCTCTCTCGTTCAGATACAGAATTTTCTGTAACTCTTCATGCGTAATTCCATACTGTTGTTCCAGAAGCTCTTTCCAGTCTTCAAAAGTGTCAACTCGCGGATCCTTGCAGTATTTATATCCGGCGTTGATTACATCTTCTGCGATTTTCTTGAGACGCTTCGATTCAATTCCCTCAGTCCAAAGTGGGCACTCAAGCTTTACATATGTAAGGACTTCAATTGGTTCTGCGATATTGCTAATCATTAAAGCTGCATTTGCAACCTTTTTATTTACATTCTCTTCCGGCTCGGTATTATATTTATTGCATAAGGAGATAACATCTCTCTTATTACTCCATCCGATCTGCATTAAGAATGTGACGGCAGTATTAAATTCCAAGTCTCCCGTAATCATCCTCACTTCATCAAGTTTCTGTTTTACTTCCTTATAATTATTTAATGCTGACATTTCTTATCCCTCACTTTTCTTTATTTTCTTCTCGCTTCACAGATTGACAAAGCATCTTCATATGTTTTGATATCATAATGACCACCATCCAGTGACTGTGTGGATTCGTTCCAAGTAGTCCACACAACCCATGGTCCACATCCTAACTGGACATTAGTTTCCGGATAATCTTTTTCTTTTGCAATAACCATATACAGGTATGAGTCCATTGGATCTTTATAACGGATTACATCCTGAAGATCATATCTGTCATCCAGATGTTCTTTGAAATATTTTCTTACATTGTTCCACACAGACATAGGTACTGTTGCACTCATAAAATTATTTCCTTTCATTTTCATAACTTATCCATAGCTTCCATTTCCTCTACATCATCAGATGTTAACTGAAAGCTGCCATCGACATAGATACCATCTTCAGGAAGTTTGATATGTTCCGATTCACTATGGAATTTTTTCATAGCTTCTTCCATATTGTTAGCTTCGATATCAATGTACCCGCACATTTCCCAGGTTACTGCTACTTTCCATGTTTTCATGCGATATTACCTCCATTTAATTTTCTTCTTTCTCGAACTGTGCTATTTTTTCTCTGTTAAATCTCATTGCCGGATAAACACAATATCCACTTCTTTTTGTTCTCCCTGTCTTCTCTGCCAAACCATTTTCCTCAAGGAAAGCTACCGCCCAAGGGCAATTATTTGTATCCACATACGCTTCATTTTCTGCTAATGCTGAATCGCACAGACAAACGGTAATCCTTGCAACTGGCCCCTCTCTTCTACTGAAGATTTCAACTGCAATACTGCCATCCATCTGATACTGTCCTACTCTTAATGTGCAATCTGTATATGTTGCGTAACTTGTCTTAACCTCTAATAATGCCATGCTATATTCCTCCTAAAATTATGCTGTGATCGGCTCTCTGTGCTTTTCCATTCTCACCTCTGCTCTTCCTGCAAGATTCTCTCGGTACTCTCTGAGGCTTCTCTTTGCATCTGCACTGGTGTATTCGCTGTTCTCACACTCCCAGCCATATCCTCAGTTTGTCATTATGTCCCACCGATCCTTTGTCTTTCTCTGATGGCTCATTCGTACTCCTTTCTGCAAGTGCGATTCTGTCTCGTATTTGCGAGCTATGTAGGTAAAAAAATTACACCAATGCCTCTATAATTGCCTGTCTTACTTCTGCTATCATATCTGTTTCGCTCTCTGCCATCTTCTTGTAAAATGATTCTCCTGTTTCTGCATATTTTTCAGCAAAATAGCTTCTTCTTTTCTCCATTTCTCTGATTCTTTCTTCTGCTACCTTGATATCATTTTCTAATGTTGCCATAATATATACCTCCCAAATGTTTTATTTATTGTTTGATTATGTATATATTATAACTCGTACTTGCGTATTGGTTATACTTGTACTCGATCGGAAGTTTCTACCTCTAGTAGGGATTGGCAAGGCAATG